GTGGCAGACTTTTACAGCGCAATTGAAAAAACAAAAATGTCAAATGAAGAGTTAAGAAAGACATTTAGGAAATGGTCAAAACATCAAAAAAAGCAAGACAGAATAAGGAACAGAAACCCTAGAACATCATCACAATATAGAAAGGATTTAGGTGACTAATGAATAAAGTGATTGCACCAGAAGAATTTAAAATTGAATTATTAAACAACATAAAGGTGCAAAAGCGTTCAGTAGGAAACCAAGGAAACAAAAAGAAAGCTAAATACAAGGATATTATAAGCGCCTTTGACATTGAAACAACCAGAATCAAAAGTATTGAACAGAGTGTAATGTATGTGTGGCAATGGCAGTTTGGGAACAGTTTAACAGTTATAGGAAGAACATGGGAGGAATTCACCAAGCTATGCAAGTTAATAAAATCATCACTAAAAGAAGGTGAATATCTATGTGTATTTGTACATAATTTGTCGTATGAATTCCAATTCCTGCGCGGCATATACCAATTTGAACAGGAGGAAGTTTTTGCCCTCAGTTCAAGAAAAGTATTAAAAGCAACTATGTTTGGTTGTATAGAAATGCGTTGCAGTTATCTACATAGTAATATGTCATTAAACGAATACACGCACAGAATGGGCGCAGAACACGCCAAACTATCTAGCGAAGACTTCGACTATAAAATAGAAAGGTATCCATGGACACCATTGACAACGCTAGAACAGGAATATTGTGTTAATGACGTTCTAGGTTTAGTTGAAGCAATACAGATAGAAATGAACCATGACAAAGATAACCTATATACATTCCCTTTAACCTCTACTGGATATGTACGCCGCGACGCTAAAAAAGCAATGCGCGAAGTGTCCCATACATTTGTTAGAAATCAAGTACCATGTTACAAAACATATCAATTATGTAGAGAAGCATTTAGAGGGGGAAACACACACGCAAACCGTTACTATTCGGGCATAGTGTTACACAATGTTAAAAGTGCCGATATAGGTAGCAGTTATCCCGACGTTTTATGTAATTGTTTATTTCCAGTGTCGGCATTTTTTCACATGGGCGGCACAACATACGAGGAATTAATAGAACTAATAAATGTACGCAAAAAAGCGGTGTTAATGCGCGTTTCAATGTGTAATGTTCGATTGCGTGACCCTTACTGGGGTTCTCCTTATATATCGCGTGACAAGTGCCGCAATGTTCGAAATGTTACAATAGATAACGGTAGAATATTGAAAGCCGACTATTTGGAAATGACATTGACCGACATTGATTTTAAAATCATACTGGAAGAATACGACTTCGACGACTTTGTGCCGTTTGACGTAGCCCATGCGCGTTATGGAAATTTACCTAAGCCATTGATACAAACGATTATAAAATATTACAAAGACAAAACAGAGTTAAAAAACGTGGACGGCGAAGAACTGTATTACATGAAATCAAAAAACAAAGTAAACGCCTGCTATGGAATGATGGCACAAGACCCAGTTAAACAGAACATAGATTTTATTGACGATGATTTTATCGAAAGAGAGGACAAGCCCGAAGAACTATTAGAAATAAGTAATAAAAAAGCCTTTCTTTGTTATCAGTGGGGAGTATGGACAACCGCACACGCAAGGCGACATTTAGAAGACGGCATTATTTTAGCGGGTGACGGCTTTGTTTATGGTGATACTGACAGTGTAAAATATATTAATGATATAGACTGGACAGAATACAACAACAAAGCGATTGCAAACAGTAAAGCAAGCGGCGCATATGCCAAAGACAAAAAGGGAAATACTTTCTACATGGGTACATTTGAGAAAGACGGCGAATATTACGAATTCGCAACACTGGGCGCAAAGAAATATTGTTACAGAGAAACGCCCGACAGCGAACTAAAAGTAACAATTGCAGGCGTAACAAAAAAGAAGGGCGGTAAAGAACTAGAAAAAGCAGGCGGCATTGAAGCGTTCAAGGCAGGATTTATATTTAAAGAAGCAGGCGGCATTGAAGCATTATACAATGACAAACCAGAGATAACAAAACACGTTGTCGAAGGAAAGGAAATATCCATAACAGCAAACGTTGTTTTGAAAGATTCAACATACACTTTGGGAATTGCGGCAGAGTATGAAAGACTGCTCGAAATTTGTCACAGAGGAATTGACATATAATATCATTGTATGGTACAATTATAATGTCACTTACCAAGTGAACAAACCTAAACAGAAAAAGGAGAGATTACAATGAAGATAATCAAAACAAGTAAAGAACTGAGCGCGCAGGAAAAATATTTCCTTACAATGGCGCCGAGTGTACAAAAAATGAAAGATGTTATTTCACAGGAAATTGAAATCGCGGCATATTGTATTTATGAAGATACAAACAGCAAAGGCGAAGAACAGGAAATATTGTCTATTGTAACACCAGAAGGTGACGTATTCGCAACAAATAGCCCGACATTCAAAGAAGACTTTGAAAAAATGCACACAATGTTTAACGAATGCGGCGAAAAGGTAACAGCAATAAAAGTAATAAGTGGACAATCAAAAGCAGGAAGGGAATTTATTACTTGCGTTTATGCAAGATAAAGGGGTGTATTATGAGGAATATTAGGAAGTTAATAAAATCACACGACTTACAAGTAACTGTTTATGATAGAGTGGCGAAAGAGGAAAGAACAGAAGTTCACACAGTTTCAGAAATCGACAACAAGCCAAAGTTACCAGAAAATTGTATAGTTGTCGAACAGAAAATTGTTGAAGGAACAGAACGCGAAATACTATACATAATGTCGCCGTCGGATTTTGTAAAACATGCGACATTGGTAGAATTGGACAAAGAAGAACTGGACAATGTAGAGCCAAACGAACAAGGTTATATAGACACCGATATGGCAGAGGAACAGAGCAACAAAAAAGCAAAAAAGTAAACAACTAGAAAGCCGCCGACAATGGCGGCTTTTTTCATAAGGAGGGTTAACATGAACCTATACCAAGAATCGGGTTATTTAGATGTTAGAAAAATATTGTCGCTAGGTTTACCGTTTAATTTTATAGTTGGCGGCAGAGCAACAGGAAAGACATATACAAGCCTTGAAATAGTAATTGAAGACAAGAAAAAATTTGTATATATGCGCCGCACACAGTCACAAGCCGACCTTATAAACAAACCAGAGTTTTCCCCTTTCAAATCTCTAAACAGGGACTTTGAATGGACAATAGGAACTGCGAGCCTTTCCAAGTATAATGCAGGCTTTTATGAACAAATCGAAGAAGACGACAAACAAGTTTGCATCGGCGCGCCGCTAGGTTTTACGTGCGCACTTTCTACCATATCAAATATGCGCGGCTTTGACGCGTCCGACGTTGAAACCTTGATATATGATGAATTTATACCAGAGAAACACGAAAGACCGTTTAAAAATGAAGGTTCGGCGTTCTTAAATGCCTATGAAACAATCAACAGAAATAGAGAGTTAAGCGGAAAAAAGCCGCTACAATGTTTATGTTTAGCAAACGCCAACGATTTAGCAAACCCGATATTTATGGAATTAAAGCTAGTTAGGAAAGCCGAACAGATGCGCCGCAAAAAGCAAGAAATCTATATAAATAAGGAAAGCGGCGTTGGCTTATTTATTCTTGACAAGTCGCCAATATCAAACAGGAAAAAAGAAACAGCACTTTACAGACTTACAAAAGGTTCAAACTTTGAAAAAATGAGCATAAATAACGACTTTTCGGGCGAAGAAATAGGGCGCATTAACTCGAAACCTATTGTCGAATATAAACCCATTGTTGCAGTTGGCGAAGTTTGCATATATGAACACAAATCAAATAGAACACTTTATGTTAGCACACACAAGACAGGTTCGCCGTTAAGTTTTGGAACTGGCGACACCGAGCGCGCTAGATTCCGCAGAATGTATACGTGGATATGGGACGAATATATGTCGAATAATATCGAATTTGAAGAGTATTTATGTGAGATATTATTGACAAAATTATTCAATTAGTTTATAATAATAGATAGGCGGCACAGGTCAAACGCAGTCTCGGAAGGACGACCATACACTAGCGTGGTGTAAGATGTGCCGCCTATTTATATACTCCGAGAGAAAGTGAGGAATGTATACATGGACGCAACAGCATTAACGCAGGCAATAAGTTCACTAGGTTTTCCAATTGTAGCCTGCGCCGCACTAGGTTGGTATTTTGTAAAAACACAAAAAGACGACAGGGAAACAATATCAAAACTAAGCGACGCAATAAATAATAACACGCTTGCAACAACTAAACTTACAGATAAAATTGACGTATGTTGTGGAAGAAGGTAAAATAATATGGACAATCAAGAATTCATCAAGGAAATTTTAGACGGCGCTATAATGAGTTATAAAGAATTCAATGTGTTACCATCTTTAACACTGGCACAGGCAATACTTGAAAGTGACTGGGGATATTCAGACATAGGCAACAATTTATTCGGCATTAAATGGACTGAAAATTGCGGCTTTGCTAAAAGAGAAGTTCCAACCTCTGAATATATCAATGGGAAAATGATTCAAGTAATGGCATACTTTAGGATTTACAAAGACCGCAACGAAAGTGTTATCGACCATGGTAATTTTTTAGCGACTAACAGCAGATACCAAGAAACGTTAAAATCCGATACTTACATAACAGCATGTAGAAACATTCAAAAAGCAGGATACGCCACAGACCCAACATATGCCGACAAATTAATTGACATAATAGAGAGATACAACCTTAATAAATGGGACGGAGTTGAATATAAAATGGACAAGCAACCTTTAACAAAGGAAGAAGCAAAAAAGATAGTGCAAGAAAAAACAGGCTTTACAGATGCAACAATTCAGTACATGGCAGACGATTACCGTTTCGGCGACGCGCTTATTATTAAACTGGCGACAGTATTACAAGGAGGAAACTAGAATGGATATGAACGATATTTTAACACTAGCAAAGGCAGGATTCAACGCCCAACAAATCGGCGCATTAATGCAACTACAAACACCAACAGCACCAGTTGCACCAGTAGCACCAACAGCACCAGTTGCACCAGTTGCACCAGTAGCACCAACAGCACCAGTTGCACCAGTTGCACCAGTTGCACCAACAGCACCAACAGCACCAGTAGTAGACCCGATATTGGCAGAGATTCAGAAGTTAACAGGAGCGATGCAAGCAAACGCGATTCTTAATTCTAATATGCCAACACCAACACCAACACAGAACACCGAAACAATTCTAGCGTCAATAATAAACCCACCATTGCCGCAGAATAATAAATAACAAGGAGGAACAACACAATGGCAGTAAATGACCTATCATTTAATCAACTTGCAACCGTACTAAATAGTATTGCAAGCCAAGCAACAGGAAAGGCGGCATTGACCGCAACGAATACTGGGGAATTTGTAAGTGTAGCACAAACAGCATTAAAAACAGGATACGACCCAGTATTATCCGCAATTAGTCAAGTTCTTTCAAGGACAATTTTTAATGTTCGCCCATATTCAAGAAAATTCGGCGGCATTGAAATCACAAACCAACAGTTCGGCAATATAACAAGAAAGCTAAACATTGCCGACAAAGACTTTGAAGACGATGCAAGAATGAGTTTAACCGACGGCGAAGCGGTGGACATGTTCAAGGTGAACAAACCAAACATTTTACAAACCAATTTTTATGGCGCTAACATTTACGAAAAGTCACTAACATTATTCCGCGACCAGTTAGACTGCGCTTTTAGTTCACCAGACGAGTTCGGCGCATTTGTTGCAATGACTATGCAGAACGCTACCGACCTATTGGAACAGGCAAGGGAAAATTTAGCGCGCGCAACAGTTGCAAACTTTATCGGCGGTAAAGTTGAAGGGGACACAACAAATGTTATCCACTTGTTAACAGAATACAACACTTTAACAGGGTTAACACTCACAGCAAGCACCGTTTATTTGCCTGCAAACTTTAAACCTTTCATGCAATGGGTATATTCAAGAATTGCAACATTATGTTCATTGTTGACAGAACGTTCAACAAAGTACCATATTAATGTTACAAACTTTGGCGGCACTTGGGACGCAGAAGACGGCGCAGAAGGTGGCGTTGATAAAACAGTTTCAAGACATACGCCTATGATGAATCAAAAAGTGTATCTGTATTCAACTGCTAGGTATCAAACCGAAGCTATGGTATTGGCGGATACATACCACGACAATTTCCTTAAATATGCAGACAACGACACTATCAATTTTTGGCAGTCAATCGAAACGCCTGCATCAATTAAAGTAAAACCAACCTATTTGTTACCGACTGGCGAACTAACAACGCCTGCGGCGGCAGTACAAACCGATAAAATATTCGGCGTAATATTTGACCAGAACGCACTAGGTTACACTTTAGTAAATCAATGGAGCGCACCGACGCCGTTTAATGCTAAAGGTGGATATTCAAACATATTCTGGCATGAAACCGCGAGATATTGGAACGACTTCACAGAAAACGGAATCGTACTTTTGTTAGACTAAATAAGAGGAGGGGAAACCCTCCTTTATTAAGGAAGTGACAACATGGCTTTTAATGTTAATTTTTATCAATATGCAAAGAAAATAAATTCAACAGCTAGACCGACAGGGACGCCAACTATATATAGTTGCAGAGTTAAAGAACCATGTTCGGTTTTTAGTCCCGAAATATCTCTAAATTTAGGTTTAGCAGATGCGCCAACATTACTAAATTACGCCTATATTGCGGCTTTTAATAGATATTATTTTGTTAAGAATTGGACTTTCAACAATGCGCTATGGACTGCGACATTAGAAGTTGACGTAATGGCAAGTTGGAAAACTGAAATCGGAACATCTGAATGTTATGTTTTGAGAAGTTCGCAGTTAGGAAACGGCGACATTATGGATACAACATATCCTGCAACAACAATAACAACATTAGATGAAGAAGTAGGCGCGACACCTTGGGAAACGGAAGACTTAGAAAGTGGAACATTTGTCGTTGGTATTGCAGGACAAAGCACAACATATTATTTATTTAGTTATGACGCCCTTCAATATTTCTTTGAGTATATTTTTTCTGATGTTTACGCAGATGCTTTAATGGGTTTATGGTTAACTTTATATCCACAGTTAAAAGCGCAAACAAACCCTTTACAGTACATAACACAGATTATGTGGTTGCCTTTTTACACAACAGGAACAAGCGTCGAAACAATTCGCGTCGGTTGGGTAGATGTTCCAGTTGTGGCAGACCGCGTTGACGGTTCGGGAATTAGGGCAGGCGAATCATCTTTTGCAGTACATAGACACCCACAAGATGTTCGCGGCGGTTACTTAAACAATGCCCCTTATTCTAGTTATATGTTATTTTATCCACCTTGGGGAACAATACCTTTAGACCCTGACATTATGGCAAACGCAAACGATATTTTGGCGACATGGTTGGTAGACCTTAGAACAGGACAGGGAACATTGACAATAAGCGCGTCAAATGGCGTCACAGATGCACATATTATGTCTTGGACTCATTCACAAGTTGGCGTTCCTTACCAAGTGTCGCAAGTTCTTAATAGGGGATATGGCATAGGCAATATGTTAGCGCCTGCAATTTCTGGTATAAGCGGCGCAATGACTAAAAACTTTGCAGGAATAGCGTCAACAGCGGCGGCAGAAATAGGAAACTTTGCATCTTCTCGAATTCCATCAGCAACAACCGTTGGAAGCAATGGCGGCATAAATGCACTACGCGGATATCCGAGTTTACAAGCCGAGTTTAAGGAAGTAGTTGAAGCGGATGTTTCACACAGAGGAAAGCCACTTTGTCAAGTTATGCAAATAGATACACTAAGCGGCTATATATTAGTAGCAAACGCCTACATTTCAATAGCGGCAACACAGGAAGAAAAAAATGTAATTATATCATTCATGGAAGGGGGTTTTTACTTTGAATAATCAAGTTTATAATGGAATGCCTATTATGTGCGACGGTGGCGGCGTGGGCGCGCCTGTAATGTACGATTATTCCAATTCAGCTAATTCTATTGTGTCACCTTCAACGGTTCATGTTTCGGGAACTGGCTTGTCTCTTTTTTTCAGACGTTATTTATTACAAAAAGCAATGTCGGTTTTTAAATGGACAATGCCCGACAATTGGAGCAAAGAATATTTTCTTTATGTGCTTTATTGTTGGGGATATGTTTCTGTAATAAATACGGACAAATTCGGGGTTATTCCGCAGGCTTGCGGCTTGCGTGGATATGATGTATTTTACCGCCCAAACGTTGCTATTATAACAAACCAATTATTAAACGGAATGAAGGAATTAAAGATTGACATTCAATGTTCACTTTTCAAGTTACAACCAGATTATGGCGGAATTATGGATATTGTAAACTATTATTCCGATATGATGGCGTTATGTGCAGAAACAGCAGGCGTTAACCTTATTAACAGTAAACTATCTTATGTATTCGGTGCAGATGATAAAGCCGCCGCCGAAACATTTAAGAAACTTTATGACAACGTTGCAAGTGGACAACCTTGCGTAGTAACTGGAAAAAATCTATTTAAACAAGACGGAACGCCTGCGTGGAATATGTTTTCGCAAAATGTCGGACAAAACTATATAGTTGGGGATATTCTGGCGGATATGCGAAAGATAGAAAACATGTTTAATACTGCAATAGGAATACCAAACGCCAACACTGACAAAAAAGAAAGACTAATTACCGACGAAGTGCAGGCGAATAATACAGAAACTTCTAGCCTTTGCGAATTGTGGCTAGAATTGTTGCAAAAAGCTTGCGACAGAACGCGCGAACTATTCGGCATTGAAATATCAGTTGACTGGAGAGTTGAACCGCAGACCAAAGCGGCAGACAAGAAGGAAGACAAGAAGGAAGACAAGAAGTAAGACAAGAAGGAAGGGGGCGGCAAAGAATGAAATCTTTACTTTCCATTATGACAATGTACAACCATGACGAAACATTATTTGATACTATGCAATTACCGACAGGCGTTCTAAAAGAAGATGTTGTTATGAATTTAGTCATGGAACTGGCAGAATTAGAAGTTTTATACTCAAATCCTGTAATGATGAAAACAGCAATAGGATTTTGGAGTAAAAAAGAATTGCCAATATGGACAAAGTTACTATCGACAACAATGTATGACTATAACCCAATTTGGAACTATGACAGAACCGAAGAAACAGCAGACAAGGAAACTAGAAACCTTGCAACAACTGACAACCAAACTAGAAACCTTGCAGGCAGTGACAACGAGATTAGAAACTTGAACGCTTCAAATAATGAAACTAGAAACCTTGCAGGCAGTGACAACGAAACTAGAAACCTTGCAGGCAGTGACAACGAAACTAGAAACCTTGCAGGCAGTGACAACGAAACGCGCTTACATATTCTTTTTGG